TTGATATTCAAACCTTCAAGTTTCTTCAGTTTATCTTCTGTATAAGACAATTCCTCTAATTTTTTTGTGTGCTTTGATACTTCTTGCTCAACAATATAATTTTTGAGAGTATTAGCATCAATGTCTTCTTCAAGAGAACTTATTTTATTTCGTTTGTCTTGAATATCTTTGTCTTTAAGTTTCTCAAGTTCTTCAATGAACAACTTTTGTGATTCAATTTTGTCTTCAAGATTTTCTTTTTTGTAACCAATTTCTTTGATATCATCTTTAATCTCCTTAATTTTAATCTTTGCAACATCATTCATAGAAGAGAATACTTTAATATCAAGAAGATCCTCCACAACTTCCCTTCTGTGTTGAGAAGAGAGTTGCATAAATGGAACAAAACTTGAAGATCCAAGAACTACAATTTGAGTGAAAGATTTGTAGTTAAGTTTCAGTACAGATTGTTCCAACCATTTCTGTTGGTCATTTGCAGATGCTGCTTGGTCTAATAAAGTTTTACCTTTGTAGATTTCAAAAATAGTTGGTTTGATTCCTCTGATGATTTTCCAATCATCCTTTCCTATTGAAAATTCAATCTCAACAACACAGTCTTTCTCATTTGTAGTGTTGATGAGTTGATTCTTTGTAATTTTTCTAAATGGTTTATTAAACAACCCAAAAGTCAGTGCATCCAATAAGGTGCTTTTACCTGCACCATTACTTCCAATGATTAAAGTAGATGGTGTCTTATTAAGGGAGATTTCTGTAAATTGATTCCCTGATGATAAAAAGTTTTTATAACGTAGAGTTTTGAACGTCAGCATAATCAGGGGGAATTACAATATCATCTGGGGTAATTATAGCATACTGGTAATCCAATCTATCACAAGCCATAAATGCTACAGCTGGATTAATTTCAGTAACTTCCATCTCAGGATAATCAAGATCTTCTAACATAGAACAATATCTGACTGCATCATCTTCTTCTTCAAACATGTAGAGAATTTTTTCCCCATGTTTGTCCTCAACTGCATATGCACCTTCAGATTCATTATCCTTGAGAGTTAGAATATACATTACTGCAACTGAAATGACTCTTGGTAAATGGATTGAATCAAATCTTTAATCCTATTCTTATTTAACTTAATTTCAGATTCATCAACATATTTTTTTAAAAGTGACAGAGTATCCTCACTTTCCACCATTTCATCAGCATCAAAGTCAGAATTTAACTTTACTGTTTCTATAATTTTAAGTTCATATGGTTGAATCTTAATCAGTTTATCCAAGAACTTCTCATACTTATGCTGGTCCGTTTTATTTTTAACAACCAACTTAACAATACAACCTTCATAAGAAGTCAGATCTTCTTCCAGATTATCCTCATCATAATTACAAATCTTGAACATCTCATATGGATTATCAATTTTGATTAGTTCATATGTTTCAGTATCAAAGATTGTAAATCCTCTAGTATCTCCATAATCATTCCAATACAACTGATAAGGATTTCCTAAGTAGAATACTTTACCATCATCATTTCTGGTATGATAATGTCCAGAAAATACTCTATCAAACTTCTTAAAGATGGACTTGTCCATTCCATGTTGTTGAATGTTGCCTTTATGGACATAGAACCCCCCCAATTCCAAATGACCCATACATACCCTAGATGAGGTGCTTTGGATTGCTTGTAGGGTCTCCTGCTCACCTTCTGGAGTGATCCAAGGAACAAATAAAATTTGCTGTTCACCAACTTGAACATTAGTTGGTTTATTGTACACCTTGATGTTCTTATAATCATTCAACAGTAACATAGGACTGTTAAGATCTGTTGTATTCTTATAAAAGATATCATGATTGCCAAGAATTGCATGAACTTTGTATTTCTTAAGGGGTTCAAGAATAACTCTTTTTGTCCAATCAAAGCTCCAATAATCAGTTGCTTTACGATTATCAAACATGTCACCCATATGAATGACAGTATCAATCTTGTATTTCTTTAGTGTGGGGAAAAATACATTTTTATAAAACTTCTCAAAATACTCATGGAAAACTTTATTACCTTTTTTAAAGTTGTAATGAGTATCAGTAATAATGGCGATCTTCATGAAAATCTATAATTGATATTATCTTTAATACTATTCATATCTGCATAATCACCATCTTCTGATGTGAATACTTCATCATATCCAGACCTTTCAATAATCTTAGACTTGATTTCAAGTTGTTTCTTTTCTTTAGCAATTCTTCTTAAAAATGCATAGTAAACAATTTGAGTAAAGTATGCAAAAGGATTGGTTCTGTTTGTATCAAAATTATGAATGTACTGAACACAATTTTCTATACCATCACAAATCATATCATCCTTGAACATGTAGTTCACAAAGTTTGGTTTGTATGCAAGATGGTTGGCAATACGCAAGAAGCAGTCACCAAGGTAATTACTAATCCTTGGTTTGGGAAGACCTTTTTCCTTAGCATCATCTACTTGTTTCTTATACTCAACAAGAGCTTGGTAAAAGTCTTTGTTATTCACATAATGCTCTGACTTCTTCTTTGTCTTTACCATTAACATCTGCATTAAATTTACTCATCATTATGAAAAAAGATGTATTGATTATAGCACCTGATCAAAAGAGTTGACAACTTTCCCAAAGGTGATTAGAATCACTCTGTTAGGGTTGAAAGATGGGGTCTAGCTACTTTTATAGAGTTTTTCTAAGGATTTACGGGCATCATCCACTTTTGAGATGAATCCCATATGTTTGTCTAGATCTACTTGAGAAGAGTTCTTGATAAACTTTTGATAGATTCTAATAATCTGATTATCACTAACTTCAGTCATAGTGATAACTTTATTCATATCAATTATATAGATGTCATCATCAGGGATCATCATCCAAGGTTTGACTTTGTAACCAACTGTACCTTGAGTTTTAGATACCATTGGTTCTATTATAACAGGATTTTCAAGCATTAGTAAGGTTCTATCATCCTCTTCTGTTGGGGATACAATTGCAAAGATTTCTTCACCTGATACTAATTTGATTGATGCATAGAATTCGTTTTCCATTTATTTTTTTAAGTTGACTGTTATGATTTCATAATTAAAATTCTCTTCATTGTAAATTTTAATTCTTTCTACTAAGTGGTTTAGTGTATAATTTCTTTTTGAGTTATAGGTTGTATCATCAGCAATGTCATAAAGTGTAGCTGATACTTTTTCTTTACTTTTTCTGAGGACTCTTCCTATGGATTGTAAGTTTCTTATTCTTGATTTGCTTGGTGAAGCAAAGATGATGTTATGAAGATTTTTAATGTTGATACCTGTACTGAAAGTTCCGTAAGATGCTACTATGATTGCATTTGATTCTTCTTCTGCAATTTGTCTTACCAATTCTCTTTCTTCAGTATCCACACCACCATGAATAAAAAATACCTTCCTATTGTCACCCTTATCCTTATTTATGACTTCATACAATGGTTCACCATGAGTAGAAACCCTATTGAAAAGGACCAATGTATTACCTTTTAAATCCAAAGTTAGATTCTTAATAAACTTATTACGCTTATTGTGGGAGATTAAATATTGAACCTCATCCTCATAAACTTCAAACTTTTGAGGTTCATGCTTAAGAAGAAGAACTTTAATATCTAACTTTGAAAGATAACCTTTTTTAATAAGTTCATCAGTTTTAATTAGTTTGTATGTTGAACCAAATAATCCTTCAAGAACAAGTTTGTGGGTTTGTGTTCCATCAAGAGTTCCAGTAAATCCAAATCTATATTTTGCATCATGTAGTTTAGACATAATGGAAACAAGTGACTTTGATTTGAATTGATGAGCCTCATCCCCAATCACTACATCAAATCTATCAAAGAATGGTTTCTCTAATTTGTAAATAGATTGCCATGTTGATATGACCACAGGTTTTTTGGACACCCTCTCACTACCACCATAGACCCTGTGACAGTAATCTTCTGAATTCCATCCATAGTCCTCAAAGTCCTTATACATCTGCTCTACAAGGGACGTAGTGGGGACTATGAGGAGAATATTCTTATCCTGTTCAACAAAGTATCTGACTATGGAATAAATCATCAATGATTTGCCAGATGCTGTTGGTGAAAGTAAAAGTTTTCTCTTGTACTTCAAAGCATCAAATACACCTTGAACTTGATAATCTCTTGGAGTATGTGAACAAATACTTTTCATGTAATCTTTTACACCTTCTAAAGAAATGGTCTCATCCATTTCTCCAGGAAGACCATAGTATTTGTTATCTTTAAATTCAAAGGTGTAATTATGATTATCGCAAAATGCAATAACTTTATCCAATAGACCAGAATAGATTTCTCCAGTTTGAAGATTAAAGAGACGTATTTTTCCATCCCAGTGCTTACTCCTATACTGGGGCATGAACTTAGCACCAGGAATATCAAAAGTAAACTGATCGGATAACTCATAAAAGATATGAGGTTCTGCTTCTATCTTTAAATAGATTTCATTCTTTTTAGATATGATTAAATCAGACATATTACATTCCAGATTGGAATCTCAAAAAGTCAATAGAGTTTTTGATTTGATAGGTTCTATTGGAAATCATTTTTATAATTTCCTCAAGATATTTTAATATTGTATCATAATATTCTATTTTCATAAAGATTTCTGATAGTTTAACATCAGCATCAAGATGCTTTTGCATCCCTTCTTTATCTCTAACTTTGTATGGAAAAGGTTCGTCCTGATATGTTTCTAAGGTAGCCTTTCCAGCATAAAAGTTATACCTATCCAACTTTCTTTGTTTGTAATCAATCTCTGATTTTTTTCTCAACAAAGAAAAGTTATTATAAAGTTCATAGTATTTGGCATGTAGTGATGCAACTTTTAAAGATTCATTATGCAAATCATCTATGTTGATTTTTGAATCTTCTTTCCACATCAACTGAATATCATCAAGAGAAATCATAGACCAGTAATAATTCTATAGTAAGTATACTTGAAAGTTACTTCTGCAGTAAAATATCTAATATCTTCTAAAGTAGCATCAAAATCTAATGCTGAAAGATAAACTGGATATAGTCCTTGAAAAATAACTTGAGATTGAACATTAAAGTCACTGTTTAAAATGTTTAATGTTCCATCAGACCTTTCATAAAAATCTCCTTGTAAAGATGGAGATTTATATGTGTCTGAATTTTCTTTTAAATCTGAGTATTGTTCTAAACTATATGGAAATCCTAAACCAGTCATCCAGTTCCAAATTTCCATATAGTTTTCCATATTTTCATCTACAAGAAAACGTAGACGAAAATCTTCAAAATTCATTTTATCACCAGGAATATCAATGTTTTTTCCATAGCGAGTTTGAAGTGCAGAACCTAAAGTAATAGCAGGAATTCCTGCATAGTTAGATAAAAAATCTACTTTAGGTGCTTTATCCAAAGCAAACTTAAATCCAACTGGTGACAGTAGATTTCTGTTTGATGGTTGTCTGTCAAAAGTTCCAGGCATTTTTTGAACTATTTATTCCAATAAAAAAGGGACCCTTTTGGGGTCCCTGAAGATATGAAACAGAACTCACATGAGGTTCTTGATAGCAACTCTTCTGTAGTATCTGTTTGCATTTGCCTTGATGGCACCCAGATCTTGTGAAAGACCATTTGCAAATGGGTTGGCAACCATACCATATCTGGTCTTGAAGCCAATCTTGGGCTGGAAGGTGTCCTGACCAACAGCACGTACCATCTGGAGAGGTACATATGGGCAGTAGAACAGACCAGCATCATAAGGATTGGTTCCCTTATAACCTACAACATAGTATTGGGTTGCAGCCAGGTTTGCAGAATATGGGTCAATGTAAACCTTGAACTTACCATTGAGAACACCAGCAAAAGTATTGCCAGTATCATCAACATTCAGGTTTGCATTCAGAGCAGGGGTGTAGTCAAGCAGACCAGCCATGGTCAGTGCTGAAGCAACATCAGATGAGCAGAGGATGGTGTTACCCTTCCCTCTTCTTGTTCTGTATGCAATAGCATTAGCATCTCTTTCGATCTGGAACAGAAGTCCTTTGAACTTCTCAACAGACCATCTACCATTGGAGTCAACATCCAGGTCAAAGTAACCAGCATTAGCAACATTGACTTGAGCACCAGGCTCAGCAATCTTGTAGATGGTTCTGATGACTTCTCTGTTGATTTCAGCAAGGATTTCTGAAGCAAGAATGTTTGCCAGTTCTGCTTCAGCATCAAGACCATGAATAGCCTTGAGGTCTTGTGCCAGTTCCAGGGTGTACTCAGCCTTGAGTGCTCTTGACTTTGCAGTTACTGAGAGCTTCTCAATGCTGAATGCCATCTGGTTGAACTGATCACCAGCACCTGCACCCAGATTCTCAGCATCATAGGTGGACATACCTTGTCCAGTTCTATACTCTCTTCCAGTTGCACCAGAAGCATTCAGATCTGCAGGGTTGAATCCATAGTCAGTTTTTTGTGCTGCCAGAGCACCAACTCCATTGAAACCAGTTGTACCAAAACCTACAGATGCACCATCATCTGAACCACCAGTGTAGTCACCAGTTGTGGTGTTGTAACCTGAATCTTGTCCAGAGTATGCAGTATCAACTTCATCAAAGAAGGTCTCATTGCCTTGTTGATCTACATATCTGCTTCTCATTGCAAAGATCAGTCCAGTAGGACCAGACATTGGCTGAACACCAGCCAGATCATATGCAACCAGATTAGGCATTGAACGTCTGATCAGTGAGATCAGAACTGGGTCAAAACCTGCTACAGGACCAGTTGCAGGTGCTCCACCTGAGAATCCTGCTGCGCCACCAGCACCAGCATAGCTAGCATAAGAACCAGCAGGAGTTTCTGAGAGGAAACCTCTCTCTTCTTTTAAAAATCTTTCTTGGTTTTCGAGCAGAACAGCAGTTACAGCCTTTCTATAAGGATCTTTGATCTCATCAAGACCATTAGCCTCTAAAAGGGGTTCCCACTTTTTCTGCAATTGTTCTGAAAGGAACATTTGCTTTTCTCCTTGTTTGTCTTGTTAAAGTGTTGTTTTTAACTGAAATTATTTATAATTAAGGTTTATTTCACTTAGAGAATTTAGAAATTGCTCTGAGGTAAGCATTCATTTGATCACCATAATCTTCAGTAGCCTCTTCAGTCAATACCTCATCTCTTGAAGAACCTGTTGCTCTTGTAAAATATGATTCCTTCAGAGCTTCCAGTTTCTCACGATAATTTTCCTCACCTTCAAACTCAACACTTTCAGCAAGACTTGCAAGTTTTTCCTTCTGAGTTAAAGCTAACCCTTCAGCAACTTCATTAAAAATGGTATCACTTACAGCTTCGCTGAGTCTCTTATTTAATTGAACATTTCTTTCGATTTGTTCGTTGAGTTTTCCTTCCATTTCATCTAATCTCATAACCATATTTTCTAACACATCATATCTATCTTCAGGGATTTCTACATAATGTTCTTCAAAAAGTGACTTCAGACCAGTCATGAATGATTCTGAAAGTTCACCCTTCAGACCATTCTCAATCTGAAGAGCGTTTTCATCAATCCACTCTTCAGAAACATACTCAAGGTATGAGTCAACTCTTTCAGTTAACTCTTCTTTAATTGCTGCAACTTCTTCTACAAGTGCCTTGTTAAACTTATTCTCAAGGGATTCCTTGATTTCAGCAATCTTGCTTCTAACAGCAGATTCAAAAATCAGAGCAGCTCTATCTTTGAACTCTTCTGAAAGTTGTTCATCACCAATCAGTGCATTGACATCTTGTGAGAAGTCAAAGCTTTC